TCCAAATACCTATATTAACATGGAAAATAAGTTAATGCAAATATCTGGTGATGCAACTGCTGTTGTTTTTGTAGATAAAACAACATTATTAGCAGTAAACGATTTAACTGATGTTAATATTCCAGACTTGCCAAGTGTTACAGATAACTTTTTAAGAATTAGTGCTGGTGAAATTGTAGCGGTTGATTTTAACCATAAAATGGTTAAAGACTTTCCACAACCTGGATCTGCTGGTATGCATGATGTATTAAAATATGATACCACGGCGGCAACTTTTCAATATCATAATTATTTCAGAAATCAAGGTATTACTGCAACATTAGACGGTTCTATTACATCATTAGAACCTGGATTGTTTACATATTCAATTATGGATACGTCAACTTTAACAACTTTTCAATTAATTTTACCAACCACAAATTCAAAAATTGTGGGAGATTGGTTTAGAATTCTTATTGCTTTTGATGGTACAACTAATGGTACTGTTAATTTGAATAGTACCCAACAATCAGGTAGTGAAAAATTTGAAGGTGCAACTACATTCGCCGCGGCATATGGTAACACAGCAAAATCATATGAGATTAAAATGGTTTATACTGGTGCAAATGCTGGTTGGTGTCCGATTGTTAATACTGTTTAATAATGCATGAAATTGTATGGATAAAAACTTATCATAGCATATCTACCCTGACCTGTGAGCTCACCAAAACTTTCATCATTCATTTTAAGTGCCTCAATTTCATGTAAGTAATAACTTGGGTGTATTACCATACGATTGTGTGTAGATTCTACAAGAACATCTGTATCAGAAAATACATGATCTCCTCCAGTAAATGCTTTTGGTTCACGATAGAAAGTAACAACAGTTGTTACGTAAAAGGTATCTGGATGTTTATCATAACGATCACCAGTCTCATAATAATTAAGTTGTGAATGTGGTGGAGGCATATCTGGATTCCAGAATTTAAAATATGGTCCAGTTTCTCTTATAGCATTTATCACTGGTTCTGACAATATTTTTCGTCGTTCTAGTCTTAAAATATGAGAAATTTCATGTACTGCAGGCTCTTGTAAAGTTTGAATAGGGATTGGAGAAAGCGTTTTCATAAGCCTATTCGTTGAATATGCATATGACTTATCTATGTACACCCTCCACGCATCTCCCCAGGATGTTTCGCCTGCAATATTTTTGCCTGTTTTTTCATCAACTCTTATCCCATGAGCTTCCTCTGCATCTACACGATTTAGTGGTGATCTATGCATTATTTCTGGGTGTGTATAAAAATCTAGTTCTTTCCAGATTAATTTTTCTTCTTCTGGAGTGTAGTAGTCATCTATATATAAAAATGGAAACTCTTTATTATCATTACATATATTGATTTTCATTTGACTTTTTAATTAAAATTAAATAATGCATCAGGATTAACCATTGTTTTGATTTCCAGAGCATTACCATTTGGATCTTCAATGAACATAGTCTCTTGTTCTAGCCCTGATATATTATACTGTTACCAGTATATTTATTATTATAACAGAGAGTGGGAAAAAAGTCAAAAAAATAGCGAGCTTTTTACGGCTCGCTACTTTTACTATCGCTACATTTAAGATTAAATGAACGAAAGGTTTGCGTTTGTGATATCTATCTTTGCAAGATAGTCAGCCGCATTACCGAGCGATGATGCTTGGTTGCTGAGCTCAACGTAACCGTATCGTGTCATAAAGGAAACGACTGGTTCCATTGTCCCTGGATCGAGCACGACCCCGGAGCTCATTAGCGGAATGTATGGGCAATAAAAGGATGCCGCATCCATTTCACCTGGGCCTTTGTAACCAACTAGAGCAGAAACACTATCTGCTGCATAGTTGTCAACATAAACTCGCATTGTTGAGTTTAATGTTCCCACAAACTTTGTGTTTGTTGGTGCTTCAAAAGTACCTTCTGTGCTTCGTGCGAAGGCTGAAGTTGTTGCACTTTGTAGTACTGTCAACATAGTTGGACTAACTACTACCCAATTGCCGGCGCCTCTGCGTGTGCGAGCGGCGATTAAGTTAGCGGCCCTGTTGATTTGAACTGCGAAAGCCGCATGTTCGTCACCAACAAATGTTGCTGTACCAGATACTCCACTTTGGTCGTATGTTGCGACCGCGGTACCTGCCAATGTGCGAAGGCTGGAAAGAATTTCTTGATCAATCTCAGTTGTAATTTCTTGAGCAAGAGCGGCCATAACTTCTGCTTCAACGTCTAAGCCATGTTGGCTTTGGGCGTCTTGAGCGGCCTCGAAAGTCCAGCGAGCACTTAACTTACGTGTCTTCGCTTCAACTGTCTGCTTCAAGATTTGGATTGACATTTTCTTACCTGCCGCACCTTCGAGTGCGGATGTTGCTGCACCTAATCCCGCGGTTCCGTCACCTGCATAGGCTTTGGAAATTTGGAATGGGCTAAGTGCTTCATCACCTGCTACTGTATCGTCAGCGGCGGCTGTTGCTCCAGCCATCGTTTCCGAATAACGTACACGAAGTGTATGAATTTGTCCTACCGGACCGGTCATTGGTTGAACACCAATAATTTCATTAGCAATAACTGTGGGCATAACTCTGCGGATTACAGGAAGGATTACCTTATTCAAAGTCGCTACGTTACCTGCGTTAGTTGCACCAGACGTTGACGATTCCATCAACTGACTTTTGGTGTTTTCTAATACAGTTTCCATAACTGTCTTTTGATTACCTTGTAAACCCTCGCAGAGTGCCCCCTTTACGGATTGCCATTTATTTTCAAAGATCGCATCTGCCATTTTAATATTCTCCTATATTTAAATCCCTGCTAGTTTCCGCAGGTTGTATATTTCAGTCTCAGATGAGCTGTTAGACTCTTCTTTAACCGTTCGATCTCCGGAAACTTCCTTAATTATATCTAAGGACTTTTCCGTCTTGGTTTCTTTGATAACTTGTTGCTTCTTTCGTGCTTTGGATGAAGTGTTACCTTCATTTAATACACTAGGTAAGAACTTGTTATACTGTTTCTTTAAACTGTCAGTTTGAACGCTTTCCAAAAGCTCTACCATGACTGAACGTTGAGACTTACTCAACGGATTCATTAAGTCATTGATTACTGTTTGACGTTCCTTCTGATCTTCAGCAATTCTGATTTGTGTCTCAGCCTCTGCCAATTCATTTTTATTTTCAGCAATTTCTTGAGCATGTACCTCAATTTTTGCCTTTAAATCATTAATTACTGTATGTAATTTTCCAACTACGGTACCCTCTTGTAGGTAACTAGTGGAAAATTCTGCCGCGAAAGTTTCAAAAATCTTACGACCAAAATTGTTTTCTTTAGCCGACTTAATATCTTCTTTAAGTTGACCCATTTCCGTCTTCATTGTTTCGGAAACGATTTTATCAATTTTTTCTGCCGCAGACTTGACAAAAGTACGTTTAGTATCTTCCATCATCTTTCTACCTTCACGGACCAACTTAACTTTTTGTTCCGCTAATGCTTTTTTATCAGCATGGAATTCGTTAAGCTCTTTGGTCAATTGACGAAGTACAAATTCTTCGAGTTTTTTGAAGTTGTTTGACTGTTTAACTCGGTCTTCACGAAGCTCTTTAACTTCTTTACCCATTACATTAGTGATGAACTCATCAAGCATACCTGTATGCCCTGTGAGGTTCTTCTTATAAGCAACGGTTTGCTCGTGAAGTGATTTTTTATCATGAATAAATTCTTCAACTTCTGCTTTAATAGCATCACCTAATAAATTATCCATTGCTTCTACGATTTGCTTTTTGTCATTATCATAACGTCTAGCAAATTCTTCGCGAAGCTCAGCCTTAGCATTTTCTTTAGTTTCGTCTAATTTCTTAGACCATGCTTCAGAAAGTGCCGTTTTAACTTCCTCGGAGATAATGTCTGCACCCATCACGTTGTTAAATAGGTCTTGCATGGCTTTTTCTCCCATCATATATTCCCTATAATGCTCAGTAACACTTTTTCAAGATGCTTTTGAGCTTTATTGTCATGCCTTACGGCCTCAGCAAGTTCTAAACTGATCCTGCCTTGTTTTCCGTTTCGCATTAATGCTTCATATACTGGTGTAGGATAGGCGTTTGGTGCTGATGGCTGGGCCACCACATCAACAGTGATTATTTCAAAGTCACTGACATATCCATTGTGCCCGACATTGCCGGAGCCTCTTGAACTGACGCCTAATTTTACACCGGATTCAAGCAAAGTTTTTACAACATTACCCATTGGAGTAGGTAATAACTTTAACTTTCCTATTCCGTTTCTGCCATTGACATCCATTTCTGTTATCATATGACTTACACGGTCAATATTAATATTCAAATCATCTGGATGATCTGCTTCACCAAGAACACTCTGACCACCTTGTAGTCGTTCCTGTATGGCTTTGACCGCTTTATTGATCTCATTGACAGGATAGATTCTTTGATTCTGATTGCGAACTTCACCTTCAATAAAAATCCCTTTTAAGTAGAGATCTTTACCATCAGATTCAGTTATGCATTGTGCTTTTTCAAAAGTTAAATGTTCTCTTAAATGCAACATATATTATTCACCCTTTTTTGGTGCCGCTACTTTTGATTGCTTACCAGCACTACCGCCTGGAACATTTCTGTTACCGGCATTATCTTCTTTAGCACTAG